AATAAAAGATTTATCACAATTTTTAAACAAAAACTATATGACAACATATAACAGAGTTATGCAGAATCCAAAACGTTGGGGTTACGAGGTAATTAAATGTCAGTAATAATGTCGTACGACAGCCTTGTGCTGAATATCCAGCAGTACATGGAACGAAATGACCCTGACTTCATTGCGCAGATACCCAATCTGATTGCGCTGGCAGAGTCATCAATTGCTGCAGAGCTTAAGACCTACCTACAATTGATTGTGGTAGAGACCAATCTTGCACAGAACCAAACTGTTCTGAACAAGCCAGCACGCTGGAGAAAAACTGTCTCTATGAAGGTCAACGGGCAGCCAGTCTTACTACGCAGCCAGGACTATGTGGCCCAGTACTTATCTGAGTCATCGGCAGGCAAGCCAGTATACTACGCGGACTATGACTACAGCAACTGGAACTTTGCCCCACAGCCAGATACAAGCTATCCTGTAGAAATTATTTACTATGCAGAGGTTCAACCATTAGATTCTTCTAATCAACAAAACCTATGGACAGCTATCGCACCACAGGCGATGTTATACGGGGCCTTGTTGCAAGCACAGGGTTACTTAAAGGCTATTGACAAGCTGCCCGTGTGGAAACAATTCTACACAGACGCCGTTGGCGCACTGAAAAAAGAAGACAATTCACGTCGCATAGACCGCAACACAACCATTCAAGAGCCTTAATATATGACCACTCCAGTATACGTCTCGCCGTTCACAGGGACAGCTGTAACACCAACTGATGTCTCATACCTCGCGCTGCCTTTTAGCACAAACCAGACACTAAACTGGCCATCAACTGTCAATGGTGCCGAGGTTGTTGCTGCTCGTATTATTGACTGTACAGCATCAACATCTGGCCTATCCATTGCGTTGCCACAAGGCAATCAGGGAACACTGGGCTCAGACATCCTATTCCGCAACTTAGGCGCTTTTTCTTTCTTAGTTACAGACTACACCAGTGGTGCGTCATTTACTGTTCCCGTCGGTATCTCTAAGTATGTGTACCTCGTAGATAACACAACAGCCGCCGGTGTCTGGAACAACGTTACCTTCGCGGCGGGCACCTCTGTCGCCGACGCGGCCTCATTGGCTGGTGCAGGGCTGACAACAGTCGGTGGGCAACTAGCCACCACTCAAAACCTAGTAGATGTTACATCTTCTCCAGTCATTAATGATCTTAGCCGCGCTGCTACGTTTGTATGGAATGGCGGCGCTGGAACATTTAATTTACCAATATTTTCCAGTCTATCTGCCGGCTGGTTCATTGGATTTAGAAATAATGGCTCTGGCTCACTCACAATTAGCCCAGTATCCCCATCATTAATCAATGGTCAGTCATCCATCATTGCAAACCCTGGCGACTCTGGGTTTATTATGTATGACTCCGCAAGCAATGGATTTATTACTGTCGGCTTCCTTACTGCACCAAACGTAACCTTCACAGCGGCATCCTACGATGTGGATACCATTGTAGGTAATACACTGAGCCTGGTATCCTTTGCACCAGTTATTCAGACATACATTGCGCAGTCTGGCACACGGACACAGACACTAGCCGTTACACTACCAGCAATTACCCAGATTTATATTTTGGTTAATAATACTAACCAGCTCGGGTATAACATTACGTTCCAGAATCAAGGCACAAGTCAGCCACCGTTCGTATTAACGGCGGGTAGTATTGTTACAATGTTAAGTGATGGTGTAAACTTATACCCACTGACAACGGGCTCTACTGGTTTGTTTTATGCAACAAATGGAACCGCAGGACTACCTTCATTTTCGTTTAATAACGACACTCACACGGGCATGTATCTAGTAGGTACCAGTATACTTGGACTATCAGCAAATTCAACACAGTTAGTTAGTATTGATAATACCAACCCATCACAGCCCCTAGTAACAGTAAACGCGAGGCTGACAGCACAACTCATTAGCGGCGGTGCGTTCTAATGGCCGCTGATAATCAGCAACAGGATACCACACAGTATACTCAGATTTATTCCTTAGCTGTTCCAGCGGGTATTAAAAGAGATGGTACTGTGTTTCAAAACGACCAGTACACCGATGGTGTATGGTGCAGATTTCAACGTGGGGACCCTAAGAAAATTGGTGGCTACCGCACGATATTTAATAGTCTAGTTGGCATCTACCGCGGTATGGTCGTGCAGCCATATAACGGCGTTAACTACATCTTCACTGGTAACTACCAAGAGCTCGATATATTTACCACTGGCCTCTCATTGCCAGATGGCAGTGGCCCATTTACGGCCACAATTCTCCCAGGTACAAGCTACGTTAAGTTATTGTCTAATACCTCTACATCATTTGTAGTCGCTGGAAATCAGACAACAGTATTTCCAACGGGTACTAAGATCATCTTTTCCCAGACAGGTACACCGACCGTATACACAGTAAGTACCTCTGTATTCTCCACACCAAACACTACAGTAAATATATCCACTGGTACCATCATAGGTACCCCGACAACGGTATACATAGATAATGTGCCTGTGTTTACTGGGGACTTAGATTATCAATCAGATCCTTCCGTTGGTAACTATCGGGTTACTTGGCAGTTTGACTCTCAGTTCAGCCCATCAGGCAACCAGCTATCCGTGTTTGCTCACCCAGGTTTAAATTTAACCAATATTGATAATGGTGTGCCAACTCAGGTATTAGTTGGTGGCATAACACCCACATCTGGAAACACCTGGACCTTCTCTGGTCTGTCTGACAGCGCAGGGTCCGCGCCAACATACAAGCCCATCAGCGTTGATGGTGGTGTATGCGTGCTTTATCCATTTATCTTTGTCTATGGCTCAGCGGGTTACATTGCCAATAACAACGTCAGTACAACCTATGGCGACCAGACATTCTATGACTGGAACGGCCCATTAGCCAACCAGGTCAATGTGTCGTCATCCAAGATTGTTAAGGGTATGCCTATGCGGGGAGGTACTAACGCACCCGCGGGTTTATTCTGGGCAACAGACTCACTTATTCGTGTTACCTTTACAGCAGCAACAGCTCCAATTTATTGGAACTATGATATTGTTTCCAGCCAGATCTCAATCATGTCCTCTAACTCCGTTGTGGAGATGGACGGCGTCTTCTACTGGTTAGGTATTGACCGGTTTTATGCCTACAATGGTCAGGTAACGGTAGTACCAAATGATAAAAATATAAACTACCTATTTAATAACCTAAACTACGAGCAGCGTCAAAAGGTGTGGGCGACTAAGGTCCCACGCTACAATGAGATCTGGTTCTTTTATCCTAGAGGTACGGCGACGGAGTGCACAGACGCAATCATTTACAACGTAAAAGATAAGCTATGGTACGACGCTGGGCAAGCAACTGGTGCTCAACGCTCATGTGGGTATACCACTGAGTTGTTTCCTACACCCATCTGGGCCGACTGGAACTATAACACAATCTATGGTGCAGCCCAGACCGTTATTGCACACCCAGCTAGTCTAGCCGCACCAACTGCAAGTCAGTTTTATTTATATGGGGACCAGACACCCCAGTTCAGCCCTGGAGATAATGTAACCTTTACGACAGGCAATAGCTTTAACGCAACCTATCAAATAGTTTCCAGTCAGAACATTTATAATACTACCATTGGAACCCCGGGCGTTACATTAGTAACATGCAGCACACCGTTCTCAATTACTGTCCTTCCCGGGCAGCAAGTATTTTATGTTACTGGTGGGTTTAATATTTGGCAGCATGAGTTTGGTGTTAATGAGATTGCGCTAAATGGCGAGGTTGCGATATACTCCAGCATTACTACCAGCGATATTAGTTGGTTAACTGGTAACCCAAGCCAAGACGCACTCCAAGGTGTTAATAGACGTATGCACCTACGACGAGTAGAGCCAAACTTCTTACAGACTGGAACGATGGCAATGACCATCCTTGGTCGTAAGTTTGCCTCTGGTCAGTCTGAGGAAAACTCTGGGCCATATTACTTTAACCAAGAGACAGGTAAGATTGACCTTCGCGTTGAGCATCGCCTAGTAAGGTTAAAGTTTGAGTCTAATGAGATTGATGGCAACTACGAGATGGGGCGTAACCTCATCACGGCTGAGTTTGGAGATGAACGTCCTTGACCACCCCACTTCTTAAAAACACCATACAGCAGTACTTCCCGTGTGTGCCAGATTATATGAGCTGGGATGACTTTAATGGTAACCTAGCAA